GTGGCGGCCTGCAGTTGGGCGTCGTAGCCCGCCATCTGCGACTGGAACTGGGCGTCGGTGGTGGCGATGAGCTGTTCGGTGACAGCTTCGTTGAGTTTTGTGTCAATCGAGTACTCGGTGCCGCCGAAGCGGGACTCGCGCACTTCCAGGGGGTTCAGAACGCCAAGCTGGATGTACTGCGTGTCTGAAGCAGCTTTGAGCTGGTGGAGCTCGGCCTTCTCTTTTTCGGTCTGGGTGAAGACAGAGGGGAAGCTGACAGACCAGGATTCGGGGATTCGGCCTCGGGTTGGTCCTTCGCGCGAGGCGAAGATGTAGGTGAAGACCTCGGTGATTGCGGTGCGGCAATAGACCTCCTGCCACTGCTCAACGAGGGAGGCCCAGACACGCTCCTCGAAGCGGCCTTCTTTGCCGAGGCCGCCGGGAGAGTCGCCCATGAGGATCGAGGCGGGCCATCCGGTAGCGGCCTGCAGATCCTTGATGAAGGGATCAGTGGCGGTGGCGATGTTGCTCAGCGCTCGGTTGATGAAGTTGATGTCTTCTTCGACGTCGACCACCATGCCGCCGTAGACGCTGCGGCTGAGGTTGTTGGCTTCCAGGCGCTTGCGCAGATCGGCCTCATTGCCAGCGGCAATGCGGTTGAACAGTCCGGGAATCTTGTGAACGAAGACGTCTGAGTCGCTGGTCATGGACTCGAGGCCGGACATGGCGGTCTCGTAGCGCTTGAAGGCGTTCCAGACGAGCTGCAGAACGGACTGGCCCCAGCCGGTGTTGCGAGCGCGGAGGTTCCAAGGCAGGTACAAGCCGTCGAAGCGGGCAACGCGCGTGTGGTGAACACGGAGGTTGACGTAGCCGCTGGTCTGGTCGGGGGTGATGCGCTGGGATGTGGTGATCCGGTAGTGCGAAGGACGGGAGTAGTCCGTGATGGATACGTCCTCGGGGATCAGTTCGTGGCGGGAGAGGGGGATGTAGCCGCGGATGGCGCGGATGCGGCCCATCTCGACGGGTTCGTCTGGTTGGCCACCGTCGTCGATCAGCAGGACCAGGCCGGCGCCGCCATAGAGGCGCTGCAGCTTGATGACTTCGGCGAGTGCGAAGTGAAACTGCGTGGCTTGAAGGAACTGGTCGAACTGTGTGAGAAGGTCGGAGTTGTCGGCGGATTCGTCCCCACCAAGGGCGACGGTTGGACGGTGGCGGAGGATCTCGTCGGCGATGCAGTCGACGTAGCGGCGAGGGATGCCGTTGGTGTAGAGGGACTCGAGTTCGGCTTCTGTAAGTAGAGCTTGGAAGCCAACACTTGTAGCGGTTGTTTTATCTTTTGCGGGTACACCTAGGCCCGTTAACGCGTTAACTAACGCACCATCGTTCCGGAAGTTATCTGAGGATGCGGTAGTCATGGCGCAAGCGGGCTCGGGGAGAGCTATTGCGATCGTAGCGGTTTGTAGCGAGAGCTCATACACATCAGTTACGAGATGCAGGTGGATCTGGTAACTGATTCGTGTATCTGGTAACGTGTTTTTGCATCTGGTAACGTGTTTCTGTATCTGGTAACGTACTTGTGCAGAGGTTGACACGCGGCGGTCTGGGTACGCTGACGTAGCCACCTACCAGGGCATGGTTGACCATCGGATCGATGGATCACGTCTCCTGACCAAACGGCAAGCCAAGCAGCAATTTCGCGAAGGGATCCTCAATAGCTGGGGGTCCCTTTGTGCTTACTGCGGGCAGCCCGGGGACACGCTGGATCACGTGCGGCCTCGGTGCCGCGGAGGGCGGACAGACCGAGCAAATTTGGTCTGCTGCTGTGCGCCGTGCAACCGCGCCAAGGGCAGCGAGCTCGACTGGCAGCGGTGGTTCCGTCAGCAGAGCTGGTGGTCGCCGCACCGAGAGCGGGCCATCTGCCTGTGGACGGGCGAGGCAAATCAGGGGTGGGCTGCCGCCTGAGTCGCCTGCGAGGCGTGCCGCTTCCGACGCTCTCGGTGATTAGAGCGTAGCGGTGTTGCTAAATGTTGTCGAAGAAGCTGGCAGTAGCTGGTGTTTCGGGAATGAGTGAGCACGCGAAGGCGAGTGCCATCACAGTGTCGTCGTGGGCTCCACTTACGGCTTGGCGGGCGCCGCTTTCCTGCTGCTGAAAAGCCCGGAGTTCGTCCGCGATGATGCCGGGCGGGAATACCAGCTCGTCGCGCTCGAGGAGATACAAAATTCTGTCGGTGGCTACGGTTTTGGACGGGCGGCTGGTGTTAAACGTCTCAATGGCGTAGTTTGGTAGGACGTGCTGTAGCGCTTCGGCGATAACGGAGCCCATCGCCTGCTTCTCTACAATTACGCGCTGCGGCATGTAGTCCTCGATTAAGGTTTTTACATGCTTCAAGCTGTAATCTGTGCTCTTGCCGTTTTCGCGGTACATACCCACGACCTCATAAGGCGTAGTGGTGATGTCCAGGACCATTGCTACGAAGTAGTCGTTACCTCCGGCGTTGGGGTCAATACCGATGACGTAGCTGCGGTTAATAGAGCCGCACTCGCGCCAGTGACCGCGGGCGGCGTGGCTGATCAGCTCGTTGGGGTAGACCTGGGTGTCGGTGGCGCCGAACTGCAGCTCGTACTCGGAGTTCCATGCCGCGAGCGTCATGCGACGCGACTCGCGGGTGCGGCGAGCCCAGTCGGGGTCGGCGCCGTAGATGGGGTGCTGCGAGTAGTGGATGGCGACCTTGTTCCAGTCGCCTTCGTCGGAGTGCCAGAGCTGGCCAAACCAGTCGAGCTCGGTGTCGGGCGTGGAGACGACGATCACCTTGGCCGCGTCGCCCACCATGGACAGCGTGGGCATGGCGCCGCGGTAGATCTCAGCGGCGCCCTCAAGGAAGGCGGCCTCGTCCATGAAGAGGACGGAGCAGCTGGGGATGCCGCGGGCAGCACGGGGTGAAGCGGGGAGGAAGTACAGCGTGCCGCGGCCCTCGAAGGCGAGCTGCGTGTTGCTGTCGGTGAGGTAGCGGACTGTCTCGCCGCGGAGGCTGTTGGCCATGGCGCGGACGCGGCGGCCGAGCTCGGAGGCGTCCTGCTGGGTCTTGCTGAAGATCACTGCGGCGAAGCCGCGCTCGGTGAGGGCGCGGCACAGCAGGTAGTTGCAGACGGTCTCGGAGACGCCGGTCTGGCGGGACTTGTTGACGAGGGTGTTGGGGTTGGCGTTGATGGAGCGGATCAGCTCCATCTGGTACTCGTAGGGGTCGAAGGGGGCGACGGTGCCGCTGGTGCGGATCCAGGTGCGTCGTGCGAACGACGGCCAGCGGTCGACGGTGGGCAGGTCAGAGCTGGGGCCGGGCTCGTAGAGGGCTGCGCGGGCTTGGCGGCGGGCTAGCTCCGTCTGGAGGCGTTCGACGCGCTTACGGAGTGTGGAGACGGAGGGCATTAGCTGTCGAAGTCCTCGGGGTCCGCAGAGGGGAGCAGCAGATCGTCGGGGTCGATGTCCTCGGAGGGCGCTGCGACAGCGGTGGTTTCGACTTCAGCAGGGGAGGTAAGGCGCAGCAGTTGGCGCTCGAGGTCGGCGATCTGGCGCTCGAGAATGCGGCGCTCTTGGTAGGCCTGGGCGCCGCTCATCAGGGTGCGGGCGGCGGATATGCGGTCGGCGGCCCGGGCGTCCTCGTCGTTGATGATGCTGTCGAGAACTTGGATTGCGGCAGGGATGGTGCTGATGTTCATCCCGCCGGTCTCGGAGAGGAGCTCCTGTTGGATGCGGGAGATGGCCTGTTGGACGGCGGGACGTTGGCGCCAGGTGTAGACGGACTTTTCGCTGACGCCGATCTTGCGCGCGGTTTCGCGGATGGTGGTGCCGCGCGCGAGGAAGTTGGCGGCAATTCGTTGGCGCTCGTTGAGGCCATCTGGGCCGTAGACGCGATCAGCCACGGGCGTAAGTGTTCCGATAGGTTCAGATTATCGGAAGAATATACGGGTGGAATTGAAGCGGATCAGATGCGGGCGGTTACGACGCGCTCGGGTTGGTCTTGGTACTTGCCGGCGCGGGTTTCGTAGCAGGTAGCGCAAGGGGCACCGCGGAAGAAGAGCGCCTGGACGATGCCTTCGTTGGTGTAGATGCGGCAGGGAGAGTCGGAGCTGTTGCTGAACTCGAGGGTGAGGTGGCCGTGCCAGCCGGCTTCTCCGGGGGTGGTGTTGGCAATGACGCCGCAGCGGGCGTAAGTGCTTTTACCTATGAAAAGGGCGGTGATGTCCGCGGGAAGAGCTAAATGCTCGATGGCGACGCCGAGGCCGTAGCTGTGGGCGGGCAGCACGAAGTAGGAGTCGCCCTCGGGGGTGTGGTGGAGCGGGGTGTGGATCAGGTGAGCGGGATTGAAGGCCTTCGGGTCGACCACGGCGTGGTGGTTGGTGGTGCCGTCACGCAGCGGTTGAAAGACGAAGAACTCGCGGTCGGATAGGCGCAGGTCGTAGCCGTAGCTGGAGAGGCCGTAGCTGAGGACGCGGCGTTCGTCGCGCCGGGTGCGGACGAGGGAGGGGATGAAGGGGGTGATCATGCCGGCCTCGGTGGCCAGGGCGTTGATCTCGGTGTCGGAGAGGAGCATCAGTCGGTTGTGTAGAGGTCGCAATCTTGGGCGAAGCGGGGGTCTTCGGCGGCCTCGGGGTAGTCGAAGAAGCAGCGGGTGCCGTTCCAGTAGGAGCAGGTGGAGCAGGTTGGGCCGTCGGCGGAGTAGCGGGGGCGTGGGGAGCGGCGGGGGATGTCGGGGCGGACGGCTGCGTAGCTGCGGCCGCTGCGGATGTGGGAGATGGATTGGCGGCTGCAGTTGTAGAGGGGGGCGAGGGCGGTGTCGGTGGCGGGGGAGCGGAGGATGGCGATGACGTCGTCCTCGGTGAGGTTGATGTAGGTGCGGAAGGTGGAGCGGGGCGGGGGTGTGGTGCGTGGGGGTAGGGGGCCGTCGAGTGTGGTCCAGCGGTGGGTGCAGGAGTGGCAGGCGTGGCGGCGGCGGGTGGTGCCGTTGCGGAGGTGGGTGGTGCGGATGACGTGGGTGTGGGTGGTGCCGCACTCGGGGCAAGTGGCGGGGGTCACGAGGTGAGGTGTTCGGCTAGGGCCCATTGGGCGCGGAGGATGTCCTCGAAGCAGCGCTCGAGGAGTGGGGCGGTGCCGGCGTACTCGAAGGCGCCGTCAGGGCCGTCGTGGAGTTCCCAGCGGTAGTAGCCGTCGGAGGTGGAGCGGATGGTGATGAGGAGGGGGGAGGCGAAGGTCATTTCCTTTTAAGAGTCAAGAAAGCCACGTCCACGACTTTCGATTACGGACATCACTCACTGTTGGCTGACTGATGCGATACTGCGCCGCAAGAACAGAAAGCGGTTTTGAAGATGATCGAATTGCCCTGACTATCTCTTCGTTTACTTTGCACTGGGGATTACGTGTTCCGCGGGAGTGAGTGCCATGTCTTATTTTGTCAGCATGGTTCGAGCTGCGAGTACCCCACCTCAGATTTGAAGCGCGATTGTCTGCTCTAACTCCGTTGATATGGCAGACTTCCTCTCCAGCAGCTGGTTCTCCTAAGAAGGTCAGGGCAACTAAGCGATGCACCAGTAAAGATTTTGGGCGATTACCGGGCCTTGACAGGCTCACGAAAATGTAACCATTTGAGCTTTTGTTTAGCCTTAGCTCTTTACCTCTAAAGCAACGTATCTGCTGTCCCCAGCGACTACGTTGTACGACAGTTCTGTCAACAGAGCGAACCCTGCCATTCTCTGATACTTGATAAAGCCCAACCCAATTCGGGATGTCTCTCCACTCGCAGGTCATGGAGCAAGCCTCCCTTTGAGGAGTCTGTTCTTTTCGTACCATTCGGCGATCTCGGGTGCCCAGGACGCGAAGTGAGGCCACATGAGCTCGCACATCTGCTGTATCTCTAGTTGCGCGTCTTTTTTGAAACGAAGATCAAACATATGCAGCAGGCTGCGTAGGTTGAAGCTGACGACGAAGTCCTGGCGGATGGCGTAGGGGATGATGTCGCGGGCGTGTTCTTCGCTGAAGCCGTTCTCGAGGGCGAGTTTGTAGCGGCCGGCGGAGTCGATGCAGATGATGCGGTGGACGATGCGCTGGTCTTCGGTGTAGTCGTACTTCTTGCCTTGGCGGTCTCGGTAGGTGCCGACGGGGCGGAGGTAGAAGACTTCTTCGGCGTCGCGGTCGCCGGTGCAGACGTCGAGGATGCGTTTGCCGGTGTAGCGGCCGGATTGGACGTCGAAGCTGACGCCGACGCGGTGGGTGCGGGCTTGTTGCATCACCGCGTGGGGGAAGCCGCCGACGTTGAAGGTGATGGCGGGGTGTTCGAGGCAGTTTCCACTGACAACGGGTTTGCCGTTGCGGGATACGAGCAGGGCGCCTGTGGACACGGTGGCGCAGTAAACGAAACCTTCGTAAGCGACAGCTTCTTCTGTGCCTCGCGTGCGGCCATGACAGGCCTCGAAGCGCGCGAACGGACGATCGTAGTTGAACGACAAGCGCCAACAAGGTCGATGATTGGTGTGCTGAGAGCCTTCGTTCGGGTTGTTCAGGAGTAGCTGGACGGAGATCCCGTTGAGCACAGCTGCAGCCTGAATACGCTCGAGGGCGTCCTTTTCGCAAGAGTCGACGGCCCAACTTTCGCCGCCGCGAGCGGTTGTGGGCTTGTAACGGGTGCCATCACTGCTGCGTAGTCCTTCGAGGAAAGCGAGTAGTTCAGGACGGGGAAGACGTACAAGCCAAAAAGGGACAGTCTTGCCGTGCTCGGTGGAGAAGTTTTTTTCTATCCAGGAAGCGACATGGTCGCAGTAGAGCGTGTAGCGGTCGTTGGCCCGGGGCTCTAATACTCCGACTGAGGAGCCGAGCTCCTGCAAGTAGTTAATTTTGCGCTCCCTGCGGAGGCGAAAGCGTAGGCAACCGGGATCAATGTTGGAGCTACGCACACCGTCGCCGTAGTAAAAGCCGGCTAGGCGTAGGACATCGGCGAAATCCACACCGCCGGGACGGTCAAGCGGAAGGCGACGGTCTGCACAAGCTAGCTCAGATGTCACCCGATAACGGACAGGACGCCCAACGACATCGCAAGCTTTCTCAAAACGGAAGTCTCGCCAGGTCCCGTCTTTGCGGCGGGAGCTGACAACCATGCGGTGGTCGTGGGTAACGAGCTGGTCTAGTCGTTGAGAGGCTGCGGCGTAAAGGTGATCCCCGGGTGCGACGGCGTAGGCGTGCAAAGCTTGAGGTGCTTCAAAGCGTCCGGCGCCTGTTTCAATGTCTACAGCCAGTAGAAGGTCGTCTGTCGTGACGTCTGGCCAGGCTTTCCAGCCGGTATCAGTCATAACAAGCGTGTCATCTGAGTAGCAGCCGTAATGGCCGCGATCCCCAGCGAGGAGCCGCTTGACACATATGGCACCAGCCTCGGATTCGCCCGGGGGGTCTTCGTCGAAGACGAAGTTCTCGGAGTAGTCCTGGTGCATTGCCCACCAGCACAGGGTCTGGGGGTGCTCGGTGCGGGCGAGGACTTCGACGCGGAAGTGGGGGTCAGTCATTGTCAGCCTCGATTAACTGCATAACGATCTGTTGTTCGTAAAGGGATAGTTTCTTGAAGGCGCCTAGGGCTGATCGGATGACGACGGTCAGCGTGGCGCCGGGGAAGAACAGGCACAGGAGGCCGGCGAGGGCTAGTAGCAGACGCACTCGGAGGGTGAGCTCCTTGCCGATGATCTGCATTAGGTTGGGGGTGCTCATCGCTCTGCCTCGCGCTCGAGGAGCCAGCAGGCGCGGGTGCCGCCGGCGCGTTGGCTGAGCCAGAGAGCTACAGCGCTGAGTACGGATCGGGCGGTTGTGTCGTCCTCGGTGCCGTGATCGCGCGTGCTGACTGCGATCAGGTCGGCAATGTCTTCGACTAGCGAACTCCTAATTTGGCGATCATTAGGAGTTGGGTTGACGGTTGATTCAAGCGTTTCGAGGCGCTTGACCAAGGCATCCACGCAGAAGCGGGTGCTTTCCACTTGCTTCCAGCTGTCCTCTTCCAGTGCTAAGACGCGCGTGCGGAGCTCGAGGAGGCAGGCATCTGTAGCTCCGATGCCGGGGTTGTTTGCCCACTCTTCGCACTGGGCCCACTGTTCGGGCGTGGCGTAGTCAGGCATCGCTGAGGAGCTCCTGCATATCGCGCTTGACGAGCTCGGATAGGCGCTCTTGGTAGAGGCCGGTGTAGGTGCTGCAGGTTCGGCCGCTGCGCTCGTAGAGGACGTCGAGGTAGTCCTGGCGACGCTGTTCGGTGGTGGGGTCGATGGTCATGGCAGGATTTTGGAGGCGATGAAGATTAGAAGAAGCATGCTTATTAGCAATATGATCCATGTGAGCCAGAAATAGTAAGCTGTCATGGTAGTTAGTGTTGCTACGTTTCAGTCGGTTCGTCGAACCACTCGGGGGCGATCATTAGACTTAGTACTGATTCGTTGGGGTAAAGCTCTTGCAGACAGAGCTTAGCGTCTTCTAAGTCAAATGCCATTAGCCCGATAGTGCGGAATTGCAGACGGGCTTGGTAAAGCTTTGTGCGTTGCATTTAGTTGCGGAGTAAACGGGATAAGCGGCGGGAGAAGCGTTTGGCTTGGGCACGGTCGTAGGTGGTTGTGTGCCAGTCGCCGCAGATGGGGCAGTGGTAGGGGGTGCCGGTGTAGCTGCCGCGGCGGAGGTGGGCGGCGGCAGCGGCGCGGTTCAG